CGCTTTCAACACGCCCTTAAGATTAGCCGCCTTGACTAAGGATGTGCCGATCTCGGCAGATCCCGCTTTCAGATTCCCCTTAAGTGTTGAGAACATCCCGTTGAGTGTCTTCGATTGAGCCTCCATTGCATTGTTGAACATCCCGCCTTCGGTTGTCAGATCCTTAAATGCCGCCTGAATCTCCGGCAGTTTGATTGTGCCCTTCGTCACCATCTCGGAGATTTCTTCGCCGGTCTTCCCCAGCGTCTTCGCCAGGACAGCGTTGATGTTGATTCCGCGTTCGCTCAGGCGATTCAACTCCTCGAGTGACGCCTTGCCCTTGGTTCGGATCTTCGCGTAGATGTCAACGATATCAGCCATTTGGCTATTACTGCCGGCTGCGATGTCGCCAAGCGTTCTTAGCTCGGCTTCCAGTTCGCCTGTTGATATTCCCGTCGCGAGTAATCGTCGCCCGGCCCCGAATACTTCGTCTGGCTCGAATGGCGTCTTTTTCGAGAAGTCAAACAGTTTCCCGACGACCTTGTCAGCTTTCTCAGCTGAACCGAGCATAGTTGCGAACGCCGTCTTGGTTGATTCAAGATCGGCGGCCGCTTTAATCGAGAATGCAGCAATGCCGCCAATGCCTGCTGCCCCACCGAATAACCCCAACTTGGCGAGCAACCCCGCGAGCGAACCCGTCAATCCCTTGACGCCGCGATTCAACACATTGACCGCCCCGCCGGCCGACGTTTTGATCGACTTGGCAAATCCACCTGACTCGGCTTTTGCTCGCCTAAGCTTCTGCACAAACGGATTCGTGTTTGCCGTCACGTCTAGTGCGAGTGTTCCTAAACTAGCCATTGCTCTGTCTCGCTTTCTTTATCGCTCTCCGCACGAGTCCCTCGATCGACCATGCTGCAAGCGGATTATTCACTAGCGGCCATTGCCGTTTGATTGCCTCGCGCTGAATCCTCTTGACGATGTTCGGCATCTTGTGTTCGCAGCCATCCGGCCCCCACCAATCCATCTGCCGCATCAGCTTAAGGCACTTGCAGTGTGCAGTCGGCTTGATGCCCATCGAACTGAGCATGCGGTGTAGGTGCGTGCCTGGGCCTGTTACGGCGTCTTGAGCGTCCATGTCGCTGGTCCTACCCCGAATGGATCTTGGCGTGTCATCGTGATCGAGAACGCGTCGCAGCGAGGGATGCCGGCCGAAGCTTCGGCGTCGAGCATGTCTGTGCAATGGGCGATGACGGCATCGTGACCAGGCGGCGACGCCCACGTATCCGGTATCAGCCGTACGATCCAATAGTCGACGCCTTGAGTGCGACTCCTGAATGTGCAATAGGTGCTCAAGCCCGTGAGTTCTTCAGTCGGCCCCCATGTATTCCGGTTGTAGACAAACGAACTGCCGAAATCGCAAATTAGTTTGCCTGACCAGGGCGTGCCTGGGACATCGAGCCTCATGCATGCAGGGCAGGCAGGGCAGCAATCGTCGTAGTCAAGCAATTCAAAACGCTCGACAGTTACACTCGACGCCGCCCCGAGTCCAGCCTGCAAGTATCTACCCGATCCGGGAGCAGCACTAAAATAGGATGGCCCCGTCACCGATACTTGAGCAGTATCTTCAAACCCGCCCCCCCAGTTAAAGCAAATCTGGAATTCACCCGTACTCGGTCCGGTTTCTGATTTGATCAGCCAATGCCCGCCGAGTCCGTCAGCCGCATACCACTTAATCGAACCGCTGCCGATTTCTACGTAGTCGTAAGCGGAGGGAGCGAATCCGGTGTAGAGCAACACCTTCACCGTGCCGCTATTCAGCGTGAGCTTGACCGCCGCGTCTACGATCGTGTTGTGGTAGATCTCACCGCTGCCAACGAGCTGCGAACCATTGACCGACCACGAGCCGCTGTCAACGGCCCAGTCGCTGCCGATTGTCGTGCGGTTGAACTCATCTACTTCGGTTGCGTCGCAATCACCGCAGCAACTGCAAGACGGTGAGAATCGCATAGGTCGTCCTAGCCTTTGATGTCTGCCAGCAGCTCGAGGGAGTAGATTGCCGGAGTCACTGCCGTACCGGTCGCCGCGTCGTTGCACGCAATCGCAACGCGGACATCGACAATCGAGCCAGACACGAGATTCGTATCGGTCAGCGTGAAGTCAATATTTGCCGCCGTCAGTGAATTGATGGTCGTGGCTGCCGTAGTACAAAGATCCGTAGGCGAGCCCACCAGGGCGCCGTCTTTGTCGAGCAGATACGCTTCGATGTCGGCCGTGCACGTTGTATCCGCAACGGTCGTCTCCATGCCGCCACGCACGCGGATATTGACAGTCTCATCGTCCACGTACTCAGCCGGCAGGCGCACGAGGAAGCGAGCATAACGCGTCGTCGCTCCGGCCGCCTTCAGGTCGCCAGCTTGCACCATCGGCGCAGCAGTCCCGAACGTGCCGCCAACAAGCGCCAAGTCATCATTCGCTGCGGTGGCTGGCAGGTTGGTCGCCAGCGCATCCCAGACCCGCAAGTCCGTGAACGGGACAATGAACGGCTGCACGCTGTCTTGCGCGAGCTTACTGCGATCGATCGCGGCCGTTGCTGTCACTGCGGCATTGGTCACCGAGCTATCTGGCGTGGTCATGGTGGCGCCACTTTGAAACGACAGAGCCCCCGTAACAGTCAGGTTTTCAAGTACATTAGCCATTCCAAAATCCCCTTTTAGCAGTCGGCGGCCTGAACCACCCATGTTCCGTCCATCAGTCGCTGTATAAGCACATATGTGTCAACCGCCACGGATTGCTCAAATATGTTTTGGACTGTGGAATATTGGTAATCAGTCCCGTCGTCGTTGGTGCGAAATATTGAATCAACTACGCCAGTACCAACCGTAGTACCACTGCGTGCGGTGATTTCTGTTGATACGATTCCAGCGTCTGATTCGCGGACGAATACTTGCCCGTCTTTAGTGTCCTTGAGCTTCGGTATATTTTCGGTTCGCAGGATCTGTAAAAGTCGCTCTGCGTCATGCGGCTGAAACCCTACAGCAGTCTTTGATTTAGGCATGCTTAACTCGACAACAGCGCACTGAATGAAACCCGTTGATATAGATCAAACTGCCGCACTCTCGCCTTATCCGAATATGTCCCAGTTGGCGTCAAGTTGACCGTTGGGCTGTTGTGCTCAGAGGTCATCGCTGACGTTTTCACACCGGCCTTGTAGTAATTCGGCCCTCGGTCAAATGTCTTCCACGCCCAACCAGCGGGATTGAATTTAATTGGGTACGTCACCCACCAAAACTGCACACCACCAATGAACTCAGATGTTGCCTTGATGCCGCCCATCAACGCCGTCCCTGGACCCCAACCTAGAAACGGATCGCTATTTACTCGACCGCTGCCCGCCAGTTGCGTTGCTGATGAGAACGATGTTTGCCAGCGGGAGTAACGCAAGGTTGGCAGGTAAACCGTCTGAACTGGTGCAGGGTCCGTGAATGGATCATCCGCCGAGTTGGTGATTAGCAATCCAGCGCGGTCTGCCGTTGGGTAAAACTCATGCGGCTCAGAGTCCCACTCGATCTCGGGCGACCAATCCTCTGGCGAGTCACTACCGCTCGAGTTACTGCCCGACTGCTGATCTGTTGCGCTGTCCCACTCAACTTCGACAATCCACAACTTGCGAGTCTCGTCGTGATCGACAATCCGCCGGCGGTTGACAATCGCCCCGCTGTCTGTCCGCCCGTTATCGCCGACGAACCCAGACGACCAGGCTGGCAGTCCGCTTGTCTCGTAGACATCGCCCTCGTCATCTGTGCCATCGTCCGACGTAATTACGTAGCTCGTGACGTAATTGCGATGGATCAACCCATGCTCTTCGGCCGTAAAGACCGCATTGCGCGAGCCTCTCATGATGCCTTGGAGTGTGGTTGTCATTTCACCAGCGTCCGTAGTATTGCTTGCTGAGCTTCTGAGCTTCTATACTTCTTCTTCGCCGAACGCTTCGCCGGTGCTTTCGGCAGCTTCCGTCGCTCTCTTGATGTATCGTCTGGCAAGCCAAAATGCAGGTCATACGCCATCAGGTCGAGCACATCCTGCCGTGTCATCCGCTGCCCAAGCTCCTCTGGCGGGATTCGGTAGAGCAGCGACAACCGAATCGCGAACGCCTTGCCAGGGAGCCGTTTCAGTTTTTTTCCGCAGGTTCGATGTCGTTATTGAGTTCGCACGCGGCGTCGAATAACCGACCGATAACCGCCGGCGATTTCTCGCCCAACTTACTCAACTGCTCCGCGGTGACCGGCTGACGTTTCCCATTTGTATCCGCCCAGCACGCTGCCACATACGCCGCACGAAGCCCGGCAAGTAACTCTGGCGAATCCTTGCCGAACGTCAGCCGCGCCTCGAACTCGTCGAACTTTGCAGAGGACATGGTCGATAGGCACACGTCCCCACCCCACTCAGGGCAGGAAATAGTGGCCGACCGACCGTCAGCCGCTTTAAGGGCGGCATCGATTGAAAGTGTCATTAGCTTGAGTCAGTTCCAGTTAGGGCTCCGAGCCAGGAGATTGTGTAATTGCCGACCATCTTGTCTTCGAGCGGCACTGAGAAGTTGTGCGAAGAAATCGCACCGCTGCCCGCGTAGGTGGCTCCAGACGATTCGCCCGTCACGGTCTTGAATGTGAACGTCATCGTCTGAGCGGTGCCGATTGCCGTGTGCAATAGATCGAGCTTGTCAGGGTCCACATGTATTTCGCATTCAAGCGTCCCTGGTGCGATCAGGTCGCCCATGATCGCCGTTCGCGTTCCTGTCGTGCCTAGATGTGAAGTGTCAACCACTGGCACCTCAAGCCCGCTGAAGTTCGATCCAATGATCTCCACGTCATAATCCGACGTACCCATCGCGAGCGTGCAACCTGTTCCTGTCCTGACTGTCATACCTGTTCCCCTATAGTGTCGGTGCCGTTTCGGTTATCGAGAGAATCCAATCCTGGCTGACGACATAGCGATGCAGGTCGCTGCCGTCAGCCGGTTCGTCCGTGTCGTAACGTGTCACGTCTAAGCGGCACGTCTGCGCGTATTCGGCACCCATCGCGCCGGTGTATCCGTTTGCGGCGTTTCGCATCGCCTCGGCCAGTGTGTTCGCCCCTGATCGACTCGTTGCGTACAGATTTGCCTGAATCCGCAGCGTCGTCAGCGCCGCTGCACCGCCCAGGTGATGCTCTGGCACGTTGCTAATGACGTGGTAGACGACCGCGGGAAGTGTCGGCGTTTGCGGCAAGTAGTCCGGGTACATCCGCGTAGAAATCAGGCTTGAGACGCCTGTCTTCGTCAGGATGTACGTTCGGAATGCTTTGCCGCCGTCACTCATCGTGTGTTCGCTCTGATTCCGTTGATGATCTTGTCCCGAAACGCTCGCTTCATCGCGTCGTGGCTCATGTCTGCCGCTGGCCGCATGAATGGCCTAGGTCTCGCTCGCTTGCCAGTGTCCCTGCCCTTCGCTGTCACGATGCGGTGTCCATGCTCAACGAGGTGTGCATGGGCGCCGCCAGCCTTCCTGAATCCAATCCTCGAGCCGACAACCCCTTGCGCCGCCAGTTGTGCTGAGTTCTTCCACTTGCTTGATGGCACCTGCATCATCGAACGCTTGAGCCCCGTCAGCTTGCCCTTGGTGTTGCGAGACTTGCGATCTGGCACGAGTCGCTTGGTCGCCTTCATTAGCACCGACCCAGCCGCCCTGGCTCCCTGCCGCAGGTACTTCCGCTGTTTCGAGCCGGTGAGAGCATCGAATCGTCGATCAATGGCATTGAGCCCTATTACGGTGGCTGTCACGCGTCCACCTCCCGACACACCAGCACTAACTCTCTCTGGTATCCGTCTGGGTCGGTCACTCGATCGATATTGAAAAACCGGCCGTCATCTGTCTTGAGTCGCATTTTCGGCGACACATCGCCTAGGTGCCGAATGGTCACCTTCTGCACAATGCCCGCCTCGATCCCGTCGCCCCGTTGCTCTTCGCCTCCGCCTTGTGATTCGATCTTCGCTGGGACGTTACGCATCCATTGCGACCACGCCTCGATAGGCTGGCCGTGCGCGTCCACCGCAGGCGCGTTGGTCTGAATCGTGACCAATCGCCTTAGTTGTCCCGACCGTACGCGAGCCATTCGTCTCCCACCTTATGAATGCCGATGAGCCGTTCCGCCGTTGGCCCGACCTTGCCGCTGCCATCTCGCTCGTTGAACCAGTCATCTACGAGCATGAGAAGGCACGCCTTGACGCTTGCTGGCACCTGCGCCGCTGTTCCGTATCCGCAGACCGCTCGAACAACCAAGGCGCCCTCAATCCCGCGAGCGACGGGCCAGACTCCGTTGAACACTGGAAACACTCGACCAGGCTCAAACGCCACATCGACTGTGTAATTGCTGCTTGACCACGTCGTCGAATTGCCATCCGCGTCGGTGTACGTCACGCTTGTGATTGACTGAATTGGCGAGCGTGGCACCAATAGCGGTTGCCGACCGACCGGGAACGCATCGAACGTGAAATCCCAGGTAGCCGAGACGATCTG